AAAAGAGGTGTTGCACGAGGTATGGGAGCAGCTATAAGAGGTGGCGACTATACAATCTAAATAATTTATAAGGATTAAATATTGTGGCGTATTTAATATCAAACATACCCCAGTTTAAATGCTGGGTCAGAAAAGAATTTACAGCAAACCATGTTGACTATCATGGCGAATATTTACATGCTTTAGCTATAGCAGTAAATACTTTGCCAGACAGGTCTTTGTCATTTCAAGTGGTTTTTACTGGGTGTGAAATAGATGACATGGAAGATGCTCCTAATGTCCATGGTGGGGCTATGTGGGCTAGGATGCCTATACAAGCACTCGTGGCTGATATACCACTAGATGAATCTCCTGAACCCATGGAAGACCATCTAGCTCAACCATGGGATTGTTTAAGCCATCACCACTCAGTTGTGGTTATGGACAGGGTTAGTTCTTCTCCTTGGATATGCAAAATAGGTGGAGAGTTTTACACTGGCAAATATATGTTTACAGTAGATTACACTGATAATTCAATAGCTGATGACCCAGCTCAACATAAACAGTCACATGTGTTATATTTAACAGATGCTGGTGAATATACTGGTAACTTTGTAGCCTTACCCAACAATAGGGTTCGAGCAACAAACCCAGCATTATGGAGAGTAGGTGAAGGTGCTCCAGACTTTATGCCTTCACAGTGGACACACTCAGCAGAACAACATGAGAGTTATATGGACCCAAACATTACATTTAATAATCTGTATAATGAAGAGGAGTAAAGATGGCTGAATTAACTATTGCACAGAAAAGAAAAATGGTACAACAGCTTAAAAAAGCAGCAAAAATGCACGCAGCACAAGCTAAGACTATTGAGAAAAGCATCATGGCTAAGAAGAGAAAGTAATGGCGACAAGTAGTAGCAAAAATTTTGAGCCTGATGTTGCAGAATATATAGAAGAAGCTTTTGAGAGGTGTGGTATAGAGTTAAGAACTGGTTATGACCTGAAAAGTGCCACTAGAAGCTTAAATATCATGTTAGCTGAGTGGGCAAATAGGGGTCTAAATCAATGGACTGTGACAGAAAAAACAGTTGCTATGGTTAAATCCTCTGCTACCTACAATATAGACAGCACTAATTCTACAGCTCCTATTGATGTCTTAGATGTATTTATAAGAGAAACAACTGGTTCAGAAACCACTGACATACCACTAAGCAGATTAAGTAGAGCTCAGTATTCACATGTCACCAACAAAACCAGTGAAGGCAAGCCAAACCAATTTTTTATCAATAAACAGCTTTCTCCAACAATAACTGTTTATCCAGTGCCTGATAAATCTAGCACATACACTTTATACTTAAATGTGCTTACTAGAATGGATGACGCTGATTCAGCTACAAACACCATGGATATGCCTTTCAGATTTTTTCCATGTCTCACAGCTGGGCTTGCATACTACATTTCTATGAAAAGAGCACCTCAACTTACAGGACAGCTCAAAGCGATATATGACGAAGAATTTGACAGAGCACTGTCTCAAGATGAAGAAAGAAGTTCTTTTCACATATCACCTAATCTAAGAAATTATAACAACGCATAATGGCTTTTGCTTCTAACAAAAATGCTTATGGAATCTGTGATTTAACTGGTTTCAGGTATAAACATAAAGACCTTAGAAGAACTTGGGATGGCTTATTGGTAGGTAAAGACCAGTGGGATGCAAAACATCCACAACTCATGCCTAAACCATCACCAGTAGACCCTGAAGCCATAAGAGATGCAAGAATAGAAAGCAAAGAAACAAACAATTTTTTTACTGTATATACCAATGTTGGTGATGGTAAATTGGGCACACAGCTCACTTCATTTGGATTGACAGCAAGCATAGGAACAGTCACAGTAACAACATGAGTTTTACACTATCTACACTAAAAACAGCTGTACAAGACTACTTACAAGTTTCTGAAACAGCATTTACAAATCAACTGCCAAGATTTATACAAGAGTCAGAAGATAGAATATTTAGCTTAGTGCAACTGCCTTTTCAAAGAAAAAACGTACAGGCATCACTTACTGTCGATAATAGATTTTTAGCAACACCTACAGATTTTTACGCACCCTTTAGTTTGGCTGTAATAAACAGCAACACATACGACTATTTAGACTTTAAACACCCATCTTTTATTAAAGAATATGCACCATCATCTGCTGCAAATGGACAACCAAAATATTATTCTCAGTTTGATGATACTTCTTTTGAGCTTGCTCCAGTTCCAGACTCAGCATATACTATTGAATTACATTATTTGTATAAACCAGCCTCTTTAACGAGTGGTAGTGACAGTGGTACAACAATACTTAGCAGCGATTATCCTGATGCTTTATTGTATGGTACTTTAGTAGAAGGAGCTGTCTTTCTGAAAGAACCCCCTGATGTCATTGGTCAATTTGAGGCTAGATTTAAGGAGGCAGTAGGCAGAATGAAAAACTTATCTGAAGGTCGTGGCACACGAGATGAATACAGATACGATCAGTTGCGAACTGGTGTATCTTAATGCAACCCATTGAATCATTAGAAGGCAAGAGAGTTGCCTTAGTTGGACTTGGCATATCACAAGTTGATTTTGCTGTTGGTTTACAGAATGGCAAGACATGGGATGAAGTCTGGACAATAAATTCAGCAGCAGCTGTATATGGAACAGACAGAATGTTTATGTTAGACCCAGCAAGCAGATTTTTTGACAGCAATGATGCTGGTAAACAAACCAATGCTTTGACAAGAATTTTGCCAACAGCTGACTATCCTATTTACACCTGTGAATTAGATGAGCGAGTGCCTAGTGCTGTGGTATATCCAATACAAGAAGTTTGCAATGCTACTAAGTGTGCCTATCTAAACAACACAGTAGCGTATGCCATAGCTTTTGCTCTTTACAACAAAGTAGGTGCTCTTGATTTGTATGGCATAGATTTTTCTTACAAAGAGAATATGCACTTTGCAGAAGCTGGTAGAGCTTGTGTCGAGTTTTGGATATGCAAGTGTATGGAAGCTGACATTATAGTTGGTGTTAGTGCTAGATCGACAGTGTTAGATTCTAATGTTGTAGCAACTGACAGACTTTATGGTTTTCATAGATTAGACAAACCATTAGTCGCTGTACCACACGAAGGCAAGTGGATAATAGAACCATTTCAAGACATAGATAAGAAGTTAGCAGAACATGGATTAGTATTGCACAAAGAAGAAGAACCACCTGAACCATACAAAGGATGACAGATAGTTTTATAAAATTAGGACAAGTAGGTGTGCATACCACACAAAACAAAGGACATGACCCTGAGTTTTGGGCAGAGCAAGCTACTAAGAAAATATGTGAAGTTTCTTTGGATGCACCAGAGCATGTAAAACAACAGGCTTTGGCTTTTCAAAATCAAGTTTATACTGTAATCTTACACTCTATAAATAATGCAATAAATTCTAAAAATGTGACGTATGTGAATTTATTAAGGCAACAAGGTCATGATGACATGGCTAATATAATAAAGGAGCTTTAAAAATGGCGATTACATCAGCAATAACCACGAGTTTTAAACAAGAGATACTTGTAGAAGGACACAACCTTACAAATGGAGCAGACTCCATTAAATTGGCTTTGTACACCTCCTCTGCAACATTAGGAGCTGGAACAACAGTTTATGTAACTACTGGTCAAGTGACTGGTACAAACTATACTGCTGGTGGTAATGCTCTAACTAATGTGACACCTAGTACGTCAGGCACTACAGCTATAGTAGATTTTGCAGATTTAACTTTTGGCACAGCTACAGTTACTGCCAGAGGTTGTTTATTATATAACAGCACTAATGGAAACAAAGCGATAGCTGCTATTGATTTCGGAGGAGATAAGACAAGTACAGCTGGTGACTTTACAGTCGTCTTTCCAGCAGCCAGTGCTACAGCTGCCATCATAAGAATAGCTTAAACTTAATTTTGAAATGGTAGAGTTAGAGAATGCCACTGACAAAATTTACATTTAAGCCGGGAATCAACAAAGAGCAAACTGACTATGCTAATGAAAATGGTTGGGTTGATGGAAACCTAGTCAGGTTTAGAAAGGGTGGAGTAGAAAAACTAGGTGGTTGGACAAAAAAAAGCTCTGATATTATACAAGACACACCAAGAGCTTTGCACAGTTGGATTTCTCTAGGTGGCACTAGATATTTAGGAGTTGGCACAACATCAAAATACTACATAGACAGTGGTAACAATTACAATGACATAACACCTATTAGGGCTACAACTACTGATGGCATAACTTTTTCAGCAACTGATGGTTCATCAGTGATTACAGCAACAGATTCAACTCATGGTGCTGTTGTAGGCGATTTCGTTACTTTGTCAGGTGCTGCTACATTGGGTGGTAATATAACAGCTGCTGTTCTTAACCAAGAATACAAAATTACAGGTGTTCCCAATGCAAACACTTACACTTTTACTGCTGTAGATACAAGTGGCACTACTGTCACAGCAAATAGCAGTGATAGTGGTAATGGTGGCTCAGGCGTTGATGGTGTCTATCAAATAAACTCTGGACTTGATGTGTTTGTACAAGCCACAGGTTGGGGCTCAGGAGCTTGGAGTGCTGGTGGCTATGGCTCTACTTCTGCTCTTACTGATACTGGTCAATTAAGACTATGGACACATGATAATTTTGGAGAAGATTTAATAATAAATCCACGAGGTGGTAGCATCTTTAGATGGGTAGAAAATGATGGTTTATCAACTAGAGCTGTAAGCCTATCAGGAACCACAGGAGCTAATTTAGTGCCAACCAAAGGTCTGCAAGTTATTACTTCTGAGACAGACAGGCATCTAATAGTTCTAGGTGCAGACCCTATCAGTAGTGGTTCAAGAACAGGAAGTATTGACCCTATGTTGATAGCTTTTAGCGACTCAGAAAATGCTCTTGAGTTCGAGCCTTTAACCACAAACAGTGCTGGTGATGTCAGACTGTCTAGTGGCTCTACTATTGTAGGTGGTTTAAAATCTAGGCAAGAGGTTTTGGTTTGGACTGATACAAGTCTTTATAGCATGGCTTTTATAGGACCTCCTGTGACCTTTTCAGTCAATCTAATAAATGAAGGTGCTGGTTTGGTAGGACCTAAAGCTGCTGTGAACTCACCAAATGGTGTGTTTTTTATGTCAAAAAACGCATTTTATTTTTACAATGGCTCTGTACAAAAATTACCATGCTCAGTACAAGATTATGTCTTTTCTGATTTGGATAGAGCTCAAGCCTACAAATGTCACGTTTCTACTAACACTGAATTTTCAGAGGTATGGTTTTTCTATCCATCTTTGGAAGATGGTACAGGCGAAATATCAAGATATGTAATCTACAACTACGAAGAAAACCTTTGGAGTATAGGAACTTTGATTAGATACGCTTGGTTAGATGCTGGTATAGAGAATAAACCAGTAGCATCAGGCAAAGACTCATCTAAGAGTTATCTATATTTGCACGAAACAGGTTTTAACGATGACGAAAGTGCTATGGATGGAGTGTTTATAGAATCAGCTGACATAGATATATCTGATGGTGAAAACTTTGCTTTTGTTAAAAAAGTGATACCTGATGTCAAATTTGACAGTCAAACAGGTACATCGCCCTCACCAGCAATGAACATTGTTGTAAAAAGGAGAAACTTCAATGGTGAAAGTCTAACCACAGATTCGACCACACAAGTGACCACAACATCTACATTTTCAAGTTTGAGGACAAGAAGTAGGCAATTAGTTCTCAGGTTTGAGTCAGATGATGACAATACAGCAAGCAGAAAAGACTACAGATGGAGACTTGGTGCAACAAGACTAGATGTACAACCTTCAGGGCGTAGGTAGTGGGCAAATTACTTGAAACCAGACTACCAATAGCTCAAGGTAACATGGTGTCTATAGACACTTTCAATAGGTTGGTTCGTATTCTGGAGATAAACTTAAACGCACATGACCCAGAAAGAGTAAAACATTTTAACGCTACAGAAATATCAGAATTGCAATTTGCTACAGGGCAGATTATATTTAACTCTACAGTAGAAGTTCATCAGGCTTTTGATGGTACGCAGTTCAGGAATTTATATGAACACAATACATATCTGACTGGTGTTAGTGCTACAATGAGTGTTGGTACAGTGTCAGTTACAATAGGCTAATAATATGGCAAGTAAAGAACTAGAAAGAAGAATACAGAATTTAGTAGGTGAAGAAGATACTTCTATGCCTAAAACCTATATGATGCCAGTGGACAGAAAAGCACCAGCTTTTGCAAGTATTCGATTGCCAAAAAGTTTATCAGAGAGAGAGGCTGGTAGCCCTTTTCAAAATTTTGACATTAAAGAAATCTTATCACAATACGGTAGTGCAGTAGGTACAGAACGTGAGCGTGAAGCCACAGATTTTTATGAGCCAATTTTAGAGGAAATGACAGGAATAAAAAGAGGTAGCCCAGATTTCACATATATGCTTGCTAGTGCTGGTGTAACAACAAAAGATTTTTCAGACGAAGAAAGAAATAAAATATTGGACAGGCTAGAACTACCAGCAGCTGAAAGGCAAAGGCTGGTTGAAGAAGGAGCAGCTGAAAGGCGTAGGATGTCAGACCAAGACATGAACATGATGATGGCTAACCAAGGTGCAAGAAAAGGTATTAGCCCTATAGAACAAAGAGGCTTGACTCTTGCTAATTATTTGAGACAAACAGACAGAACTGCATCTGACGAAGTGGTTAATAACTATGCTATAGGCAACATGTCTTTTGATGATGCTATAAAGCTATCACAACCTATACAAGTCATAGACGAAGTGAGTGTCACAGGACAGATGCCAGACATGACTCCTACAACAAGACCTGTAGGTGGTGGTCAGATGACAAATGCTGACTACGATATATTTATGCAATCAGCCATGACACCCGGTGCTGGTATGACAGATACAAAGATGATGGAGTTACAAGAAGCTTTGGAGCAACTTGAAACACGAAGGCAGATGACTAATGACCCAGAAGAACAAGAACTATTGGGTAGAATGATAGAAAATGCAAAAACTAAAGCATTTGCACCTCAAGCTGATTTAGTAGACCAACTATCACAAGGAGCTGGTGAAGATGACATGATGGCTCATGTCAGGTCAGGGGACATCAATATTTCTAGAGAAATGTTGGAGAACAATCCTCAGCTTGAAGATATGATAGAAAACGCTGCTCTTGAAGTAGGTATTGACCCAGAATCAATGGTATATGGCACAGGTATCGCTAGTCTTAACGAAGTTACTGGTGCTGAACAACATGGTTTTCTAAAGAAAATAGCTAAAGGCATAAAGAAAGTAGCTAAAGTCGTAGCACCAATCGCAGCTGTAGTGCCCGGTCCTTGGCAACCCGCAGCTATTGCATACAACAGAGGTAGGGCTGTTGTGAACATAGCAAAAGGTAAAGGTGGCATTGGCGACCTTATGACAGCAGCTGCTGGGGTAGGCGATAAAGCTGGTTTCTTTGGTGGCACACCAAGTTTTAACCCTACTGCTGGTGCAACCTCCACTGCTGGTGGTGGTATCTCAGATATATTAGGTAGAACAAAAGAATTTATATTGCCGGGTGCTGATAATAAAGGATTATTTAAAAATGTGATTGGTGGTGTAGGTAAGGTCTTGGGCATGAGTCAAAGACCAAGGAGAATAGATAATCCTGATGGTAGTGTTGTTTATCAAGACGCTCAGGGTAATCCTATAACTAAAGAGCAATATGAAGCTGCTAGAAATACACCAGACTTTAT